GGAGAACTGGGACAGGTTGACCTCGCCGGTGAGGACGGCTTTCTGCGACCGGCAGCCGATCAGCGTCGGGACGGTCGTCGCAGTCACGGACAGTGCCGCGTAGTACAGGCCGGAGCGGGTGATGCGCTGCGCGGTGCCCAGCGCGAACGTGACCGCGGTGTCGGCGGCCCATGCGGTGCTGGTCTTGTCCGCGGACTGCGACAGCAGCGCCCCCGCGGGGCTGTAGAGCGCCGCGAAGTAGTTCGTCGGGGTGCCCGCAGGCGTCGCCCCGCTGATGAACGTGAGGTTCGTGATGACGTCACCGGCGACGAGGTAGATCGGCACGGACGTCATGACGCCGGTGGCGACGGCGGCGACGTCGTCGAGGCCGATCCTGGGCAGGTTCGCCCGGTGGAAGACCTGCGTCGGGTCGGGCCGGCCTGCGCTGTTCATGTAGCCGAGTTCGTCGCGGGGGTTCCCGCGGAACGCTCCGAGGACGGTCATGCCTGCGGTCCCTTCTGGTCGGTGTCGCCCTGCGGCGGCGTGGTGGGTGTCTTGGCGGCGAGGATCGCTTCGCGTTGCTTGAGGACCGTGGCGCGGGCCTTCCCGGCGGCCTCGGCGTCCAGGACGCGTGTGGCCTCCTCGGTGTCCGCCTCGTTGAGGTGGGTGAGGACTTCCTCGACGGTGTGAGGGGCCGGGTCGAACCGCTCCGGCGGGGGCGGGAACTGCGGGCCGTCCGCCTCCGGATCCTCGGCCTGGACGGGCGACAGCCGGTATCCGGCGCGCTCGAAGTAGGCGTACGCGGCGCGGGCGGCGTCGTTGTCGGTGTCGATCTCGGCGATGCCCGCCACGAAGTCGATGCCGACGACGTTGCCGGTGAACTGGGGCAGCGGGGCCCGCACTTCGAACCTGGTCATCCGGTCACCTTCAGGTTCCTCAAAACCCCGCAAGCCTTCGTGTTGCGGATAACTCCGGCAACAGGGCCCATTTCGATCTCGCCCGTTTTGACCGCACCGGGGAGGCTGAAGTCGGGCATGTAGGTGTTGACGAGGGCCTGTCCGGCGAGCGACGCACCGTGCAGGGCGTCCATGCCGAAGGACACCGCGTACAGGTCGGTGAGTCCGGTGATGAGGCCGCCGCCGCCCGCACCGTCCGCGTCGCGGGACTGGACGGGGATGATCGGCCCGACGCCGGTGGAGGTGTCACCGATGTCGACGAGGACCCACTGCCCGTACATCTCGATCTTCCGGCCGAGGCTGTCCTCGGTCGCGGTGTACATCGCCGCCCACCGGGCGAGGGCCCGCACGCGGGTGATCGACTGGGTGTTGCCGATGATGGCCTTCACGCCCGGCGGCAGTGCCCCCGGGGTGCCCTGGTCGCCGCCGCCGGTGTGCGACGGGACGATCGTCGACAGGAACGCGTCGAGCTGGTCCAGGGCCGCCATCGCGAGGGCCTGGGTGATGATCGTGCCCGGCGTCCAGTCCAGGTACCCGGCGGTGACGCCCTGGTTGATCGGCAGGAACTCCGTGACGGTGCCGGTCAGAGACTTGTCGAGGCCGTCGAAACCATCGTCCGTCGCGGAGTCGCCGAGGATCAGCTGCTCCTGGAACTTCGTCCGGATGCTGGTGAGGAGCTGCTGCGACTGGAACTCGATCTCGTTCGTCGCGGCCCCGCCGAGCCTCGCCAGCACACGGTCGATGTTGAAGCTGCCGCCGAGCGGCTTCAGGTCCACCGTGTACCGGGCACGGTTCGCCTGCGACGCGGTGTACTCCTGGTTGAACTGCCGGAACTGCGCCGGACGCGCGGTCGTCAGCCGGGTGTAGCCGTAGGTGAGAGTGCCACCACCGGTGCCCGGGTTGACGGTGTCGTCGAACGCGATCTGGTCGAGCAGCCACGAGTAGCGGCGCAGGTTGTCGATGACGGCGTAGTCGATGTCCGACTGGACGTTGACCTGCGCCTGGGCAAGGGTGACGGGCACGGTGCCCTCCTATGTCTCAGGTGTTGAAAGTGCTCTTGAGAGCGGCACCGATGGAGGTCGGGCGCTTGCGTGCGCCGTCCTCACGGGAGCCGCCACCCATGTCCCCGCCGGATCGGCCGGCGGTCTGGGTGTGAAGTGCCTTGTTCTTGTCGCCCGCGGCCTTGATGAGGGCCTTGAGGGCCGTTTTGAACTTCGCCGGGTCGGACGGGTCGAGGCCGTCGACGTCGTCGCAGAACGCCCGGGAGTCGAGGAGCGCGTCGCCGTCGATGCCCATGGCGTACGCGGTCCGTACGACAGTCGCCTCGATCCGCGCGTCCACCGCGGCCTGCTGCGCCTCGGTGATCTGCCCCTGGGACTCCTGCAACTTGGCCAGGAGCTTCGCCGGGTCCGTCTCGGTGGTGTCGTCGTCCTTGACCAGACCCAGCGCCTTGCCGAGCTTCTCGGTGAGCGCCTTGACGGCCTCGTCTGCCGCGGCCTGCTTCGCCGTGGTGCGGTCCTTCCCGGCTTCCTTGCGGACGTCGGCCAGCTCCTTGGTGAGCCGCGCGACCTCCGCAGCCGGATCGCCGCCCTTACCCGCAGCGCCCTTGCCTGCGCCGTCGCCCTTGCCGGTGCCCTGGTCACCGGTCCCGCCGGCGCCCGCACCATCACCTGTTCCGTCACCGTCTCCGGTGCCGCCGTCACCCTCGCCGTCTCCGCTGCCGGATCCGGAGCCGTCGCCGTCCCCTCCGTCCGCGTACAGGAACGGGGAGAAAGGGGCGTTGCCGTAGGGGTGTGACCAGCCGGTGCCCGCGAGACCGCGGGGCAGGGTCTTCTTGCGCATGGTGCCCTCCAGGGCATGGATCAGCCCGCACCTGGCGGGGCGATGGGTGGCCCGCTCCTGGCGGACCGCAAAATTGGTGGTGCAGTGGGCGCGCGCCTGGCGTGCCCGATGGTTCCCGGCCCGCAACCTGGCGGGCCGAAGCTGTGGGGTCAGTCCTTCTTCTGGCCGGCGGCGGCGAGCTTGCCGAACTTCGCCTTGCCGAACTTCTTCCGGCCGATGACCGCAGCCAGCGCGTTGGGGTCCTTCGCGCCGTTCGCGGCGAGCTTCGCGGCCAACTTCTGGAAGCGGCCGGACTTCGGGGCCATGGCCATGGGGTCTCCGATCAGAGGTCAGACGGATTCGCGTTCGCGGGCGCGCTGCCTACGCAGCCCCGTACTCGCGGTCAGGGCGGCGAGGCTGGCCTGGGCGGCGCGGACGCTGGCGGCGGCGTTCCGCCGGGCCCGGTCATCGAGCGCGACGGCTTCGCGGCGCTGCCAGGCGCGCAGCTGTCGTTCCAGGCGCCGCTGCTCCTGCGTGTCCTCGTACGTCGCCCCGGGCGGGCCGGGCGCTGGTGGGTCTGGACGGGTCATGCCGGGCAGGAACGGCCTGAGCGAGTGGCGGCAGTTCGGGTGGTACAGGCCGGCAGCCCGCGCCTCTTCGAGGGACCCGGCGACGCGTACGGGCGTGGTCACCTGCGAGCCGACCGCAGGCCGGGCCAGGACGACACGCGCGCCCGGCCCGGGGTCCAGGGTGAGGACCTTCGACTCCCACGGGCGGCACAGCGGGCACTCCAGCGGGCTGTTGGACACGATGACCAGGCCCAGGCCGACACCGGCGAGGAGGTCGGTGCCCCCATCGACGACCGCGCGCCCCGTCGCCGACCGCATGGTCATGTCGGCGTAGGCGGTCATGGACCAGCCGCGCCCGCGCGGGTCGACCATCCCGGTGATGCCGCGGCCCGCGAAGTGGTTGAGCGCCTGCTGCGCCACACCGCGCCGGGCGTTGGCACTGGCCGCCGCCCGGTCAACGATCTGCCGGTACGCGGTGGTCACGCTGGTGACGATGCGCCGGTACAGCGGCCGGGTATCGCGCTCAACCGCGGCCGCGAGCTGGCGGGGCACCTCATCACTGCGGGCGGCGCCCCGAACGGTGCGCGCGGCTGCGGCATCCAGGTGCCCCAGATCGGTCACGGCCGCCTGCCGGCCGCGGTCGTACGCCTCCAGCAGGGCGAGGTCTACGGCCCGGGTTGTGTCCCTGCGGAGTGCCGCCGACGTGGTGTCGATGGCACTCCGCAGGTCCCCATCCGCCCGGATCCGCCGATCCGCCCACCGAGGTGAGTCGATGTCCTGCCCGATGATGCGGGCGAGGTGGCCGAGGAGGTCGAGCTCCGCGGCCTGGTAGAGGTCATGGACCGGTTGGGCCAGGCCCTCCGCTGTCGCCGGGGAAACCGCCACCGCTGCCCCCTGTTGTCGTCGGGTCGTTCACGGCGCGGCCGAGCTCGGCGAGGATCCGGTTCACCTCGGCGGCCTGGGCGTCGGTGTCCAGGTCGGGCTGGGTGAGCTTCACGAGGGTCGCGGTCGATGCGGCTTCGGCCTGCCGGAGCGCCAGCGCGGTCTGCGCGAGGTTCAGGGGGTCGTCCTGTACGGAGTCCTGGAACCGCACCGTGGGCCGTTCCATTTCGACGCCCTGCCCGGGGAAGAGGCTGGTGTTTTCCAGGGCGAGGAGCGCTTCGACGATGTCGGGGATGCTCACGGAGAACATCTCCGCTTTGCGGGCCCTGGTGGACATCGAGCGGCCCTCTTTGGCTTTGATCTCCGTCGCGGTGATCGCCCGCCCGTCGGCGTCGTCGCCGAAAGTTCCGGTGGAGTACCCGGCGTTGCGGATGATCTGCCGGATCAGCTCCTCGGCGGTCGCCTTGTGCTCCGCGTTCCGGATCTTGAACTGGTTCAGGGTGATCATGTTGCCCTGCTCGGTCGGCGGGATGTTCATGCCCGCGAAGACCTCACGGTCCTCCCACGTCATGCCCTGCCCCACACCGTTGTTGGTGAGGAACCCGCTGGGCACGATGATGCGGCCCTTGCCGAGGCGGATGTCCCGCATCCACGACGTGTACGTCTCATCGAGGGCATCGAACAGCGACTCGGAGCCCTGGTAGTCCGACAGGCCCAGGCCCTTGGTGCCGGGGATGTCCCGCCACGCGCGGGCGGTGACCGTGTTCGGGGTGTACGACACGGTCATCAGCCGGCCGATGTCGACCTTCCGTACGGCCGTGAGGCCCTTCGTCTCCGGGAACGAGTCGAAGCTGTCGATGCGCTTCCCGAGGTTGACGTCCGATCCCTCGTACACGCCGTGGAGGATGATCCCGCCGCGCTCGTGCCGCTCCAGGTGCCGGACAATTTTCGTGCCGTCGACCGCGATGACCGTCCAGAACGTGACGGCCATCAGCGTCTGGAGCTTGAACTCCGGGGCGGCGGCGTCGGCGTGGACGGCATCGATCCACGGCCGCTCGGAGATCTCGTCGTCCCACACCGTGCGCAGGTACACCCCGCCGAGGGCTGCGGAGATCTCTCCTGCGGCGAGGAGCGTCCGGTTGAAGCCGGTCTCCTGCAACTCCTCCAGCCGTTCCTGGGTGTCCTTGTTGTCGGCGAGGAGCGTCGCGGGCTCGGAGAACAGGAGGTCGGCGGACGTGCGGGCGATGTCTCCGGCCAGCGGGATGTGGAGCTTGGTGCGCTTCTCGCCGAAGGGGACCGGCTCACCCCAGAAGAACCTGGCCAACTGGCCGATGAGGCCGCCGCGCATCTGGGAGGGCCGGTTGACGGGCTGCATCCCGTATTGGCCGATGCGGGTGGATCGCCAGTAGTACCGGTCGGCGATCTTGTCGGGGTTGCTGCTGTACCAGGCAGCCCAGTCGTCGAGGGCGGTGCGGATCTCCGGGGCGGTCGGCGGCCACGCGGTGTTCTTATCGGGAAGCGGCATCGTCCCCCCGATCGATAGTGGGCAGTTCAAGGAGGACGTACCGGTGCTCGATGTCCTCGGGGTTGCTGTCGACGTCGAAGCGGCAGGCCCCGCACATACCGTGCTCAGCGCCTTCGTTCAGCTCACCGCAGGAGTGCCGCCATGCCGTGGGCCGCCCCGATCCGCCGTAGGGCTGCTCCGCTGGTGGCGTCCATCCGAGCGCGAGCAGCGCCTCTGCCGTCTCCTCGGGCACGGTGATCACGGCGTCGCTGTCGAGGTCGAAGGTGAGCAGCGGCATGTCGAGGATCAGCGTCGCCAGCTCGCCGCGGTTGGCACCGAACTTGATGCCGGTGACGCCGTGCAGCTCCTGCCCGTCAACGGTGATGGTGGCGCGGCCGGGTGACTGCACGGCGATCGTCGCGTGCCGGGGGATCATGCCGCCTCCGTCAGGTCTGCTCGGATCAGGTGCCGCCAGTCGTGCGCCGTGGAGTGCAGCGCGTACCGCAGGGCATCGCACGAGTGGTCATCGACCTTGAGGGGCTTGTCCTCGCCGCGCTCGCTGGCCTTGTCGTCCCACGCGTAGCCCGGCACCTCGGTGATGAGGCCCTCGCATGAGCGGTGGACGGAGACGATCCCGGAGCCGAGCGCGACACCGACGGAGCGGATCCCGTCGAGGACGTCGTTCTTCGCGCGGGCGACGCTGCCGACGCCGTCGGACCACAGCTGCGTGATGAACGACGCCGCACTGGGGTCCACGAAGATCCACTCAGGGCTGACGCCGAGACCGGACGCGTGCTTGTACGAGCCCAGCCAGTCCTGGACGCCGGTGCTGTACTGCGCATCGGTGAGCTGCCGTTGAGCGGCCCGCGAATCGTGCCGGTACTCACTGGCCACGTACAGCCGGTTGTCGATGCCCTGCCCGAGGAGCAGCGCCGCGAAGGGATTCGACGTGCCGTAGTCGACACCGACGGCCATCCACCGCTGCATCGCCGGGAGGATGTCCACGACGTGCTTGTTCTCGTCCCAGGAGTCCCAGACGACGCCCTCGGCAAGACACCACTCGCCGAGGATGAACCGCCGGTACCACAAGCCGGTGTAGGTGGCCTTCAGGGCGGCCACGTACTCCGGGTCGAGCGCCGGGTTGTCGTCGAGGGTGAAGTGCCAGCTCTTCAGCCGGGTCGCGTCCGGGCGCAGCAGGTACTGCTTCCGGAACCAGTGGCCGGGAGCACCGGGGTTGGTCGTCGCGAAGATCTTCGCCCCGGGGACGGAGCAGCGTGCGACGAGCTGGTCGAAGAACTCCTGCGGCAGCGTCGTGGCCTCATCGACGTACGCGCCGGCGCAGGTGAGCCCGCGGACTTTCGGCTCGGCCAAGGCGTCGTTGGCGCCGATGATGTGGACCTCGCGGCCCATGATGATCGCCGTGGAGGCGCCGTTGGTGTAGCGGACCTGCTTGGCGAGCTCACCGAACAGGGTGCGGTCCATCATCGGCTTGAGGACGTTGCGGTACAGGGAGTCGCGGGTGCGGCCGATCATCACCAGTTCGCCGCCGGCCGGTGGGGCAGCTACGTAGCCGAACCAGGCGACCTGTTTGCGGGACAGCGGGGGCGCGTCACGGAGCATCACCGGCCCCCTCGTCTGCGGCCTGCTGCTCCTCGTAGATCGCAGCGAGCCCGGTCATGATCTTGCCGACCATGGAGCGGGCTTCGTCTGCGCCGTCGCCGTGGACGGGCGGTACGAGCTTGAGGGAGCGGTCGATCGCCATGCCGGCGGCGCCCATCAGCGCGCGCTTGGCGTCGGCCGGCGGCTCGGGCACGTCCTTGTCGGTGTACGTGTTGTCCTTGCCGCCGATGTTGAAGACCTTCGCGGGCTGCCACATCTGCTCGCTGAGGCGCAGCGCGTCGTCGGTGAGGGCTTCGGCGAGGATCGCGCGCTTCTCAGCGAGGTCGGCGGCGCGGACACGGGTGGCGGTCTCGGTCATCTCGGCGCGGTCGAAGGCCAAGCCCATGTCGGCGGCGTGGACGCTGACGGTGCGGGTGCCGCGGCCGATCGCCCGCGCGATCTCGTTGCGGCCGAGGCCCTGGGCGTGCAGGTCGCGGATCGCCTGGATCTCGTCGTCGTCGAGGGGCGCGGCACCCATGGCCACCCCCCTTGGGTCAAGCGCCGTCGGCGCGCCGTCCGGCTGCTGTGCTGGTCTCGATCGATTCCGCGACGCGGCGCATCCCCGTGCGTTCGATCCAGCCGAGCCCTTCGCTGTGCGCGACGGAGAGGCGTTCGCGGCCGTCGGGGAGTAGCAGTTTGAGGAGGACGATCGCGCCGGAGACAAGGGTGCCGGGGCCGATGGTGGCGGTGATGCCGAGCGCGTCGAGGGTGGCGCCGATCGGCTGCTCGGTGCCGTCCTGCGGGTCGTCCACGCGGGTCAGACGCGCTCGGGCCAGTGCCAAGTGCCCCCGGAGGTGGTGTCGGTGCCCGTCTCGTCGTAACGGCATCCGCCGGACTCCAGGGGGTGGAAGAACATCCCGGTCGGGTTGGTGACCGAGATGCCGATCAGGCCCGGGGTCTCTTCGCTGACCTCGGTGATGGTCGCCGCGCGACACACGGACACGTACGCCTGGGTGCCGTCCTCACGCACGGGGGTGCCGTGGCTGACGTAGTGGACTGCGCGGCCGACGCTGGGCTGCTGCATCGCTGCTCCTGGCGGTTGGGGGAATGGCGAAGGCCCCCAGCGGTGAGGCTGAGGGCCGTGAACTTCGCGGGGGCGCGGGCACGCCGAACTTGCGCCCTATCGTGGGGCACGAACCCCGTTTCTGCAACCTGTTCCCGTTACGCCACGCTGAGGAGATCCAGCGTCCACGTCTGCCGGCACCCGAAACACGTCACGACCGGCGGCTCCCCGTCCCCCGAGGCCACCACCATCGGCCCGGTACACAGCGGGCACGGGCGGCCGACCGGCTGCACGGACTGGACCATGTCCAACGCCTGCTCGATCCGGCCGGCCACCTTCTTCGCTACGCCCTCGATCTGGCCGAGTTGCAGGGTGGTGAGGCGAAGGAATGGGCCCGGCAGCGCTTCGATCCTGCCCAGGAGCCATGCTGCGGCGTACGGGGCGGATCGGTGGCCGCGGTATCGCCACCGGCGTACGTCTGCTGCGTCTTCGGCGGCGAGGCGGTCGCGTGCGGCGCGGTCGGCGGGGAGCCAGTGCGACGGCGCGGCGCGCATGGGCTGCCGCTGGATTTCCTGGGCGAGGGTGTCGCAGAGGTAGACCAGGTCGGTGTCGGCCTGGCGGATGGTGTCGACGATGGCGAGGCGGAGCGGGGCGGGGCTGGCTCCGAGGGTGTAGCGGGAGTCCGCGCGCTCCGCGAGG